GTGGCTTTAATTGAAAGTTATTTTGACCATATCCAGGGCAGTTTTCATTACGAAAATCCAATTGCCACCGACTCCAAAAAAAATACGCCATCCAAAACCGAAAAGATTTGGGACCGTGAACCTGAACCTGCTTTGTTTACCGGCTTAATGCTGCACCTGGGCTTTAATAGCCAACAAGAGTTTGAGGAATATGAGCGCAAGGGCAAGCACCGCAAACATATAATCAAAGCCAGGTTGCGTATCGAGAAAGAATATGAACGCAAACTGCACATGCAGGCACCCACAGGAGCAATATTTGCGCTTAAAAAAATGGGATGGACTGATAAAAGTGAAACCACCCCTTACACTGAAATATTACCGAAAAGCATTGTTGTGGAAGTGGTACAATCAGGCCCGAATGTGGCAGCTAACGAGAAGGAAGTTGAGCTTTAAGTATCCGCAATTGAATTGAAGGAAAAACACCGGCTTCAATAAGCATTATTTAATGAACTCCGTTTGCATTGCGCCAGCTATGGCAATAGCTCCTATTTATCAATAAAGTTTTAGCCAAGACTTTAACATGTAACATGCATACCACCATATTATTTAACAGTAATTATTACTCTACAGCCCAGGTTGTTGTAAACCAGGGAGGCACAAGTTCGGGCAAAACATATGCTATACAACAGGTACTTTTTTGCCTGGCCTGCGAAAATGAAAAGCAGGTTATTACAGTGGTTGGCCAGGATATACCTAATTTAAAGGCCGGTGTACTGCGCGATGCACAGGCAATACATGCTGCATCAGCAGTGTTGCAGCGCATGGTAAAAAACTTCAATAAAACCGATAGGGTTTACGAGTTTACAAACGGTAGTTTGATTGAGTATAAAAGCTATGCAAACGCACAGGACGCAAAATCCGGAAAGCGCGACTATCTGTTTATAAACGAAGCCAACGGCATACAATGGGATATATTTGCAGAACTGTCTTTACGTACCCGGAAACGCATATTTATCGACTATAATCCCAACAACAGCTTTTGGGTACATAATAATTTGCTGGGTAAGCCAAACGTGCAATTTCTGATATCCGACCATAGGCACAATCCATTCCTTGCTTATGAAGTAAGGCAAAAGATTGAGGCACTTAAGCAACAGGATATTGAATTATGGAAAGTATACGCCCGGGGGCTTACAGGCCGTATCACCGGTTTGGTTTTCAACAACTGGCATATCTGCGAAGCGATACCAATCGGTGCTAAGCTCATAGCAGCGGGGCTTGATTTCGGTTTCACTAATGATGAAACAGGTTGCGTGCTGGTTTACCTGCAAAACGGTGAACTTTGGGTAGACGAAGTGCTTTACCAAACGGGCCTTACCAACACCGATATTTCCGAAAAGCTCAAGCAGGCAGGTATTAATTATACCACTCCCATTATAGCCGATAGCGCCGAACCAAAATCTATAGAGGAACTGAAGCGCCTGGGCTGGATGATCACGGGTGCAAAAAAAGGGCCCGACAGCGTACAACACTCCATTGATATACTTAAGCGCTACAAGATCAATATAACCCGCCGCAGTACTAACCTGCGGAAAGAATTTGAACGATACAAATGGCGCACCGATAACAGCGGCAAAGCTATTAACCAACCAGTTGATGCATGTAACCACCTTATTGACCCGCTGCGTTATGTAGCCCTAAACAAGCTGAATAACAAGGCCAGCAAAACGCTTAATACCAAACTTCCTTACCAACCTGGGCCGGAGAGCCATAGCCTGCTTAATGAACTGCTTGGCCTATCCTGAACCGCTTACCATTAACCTGATATTAAAACCATAGTAAAGAAGCAAACCCGATATGATAGAAAAAACACTTATTACAACACACGGCACATTAACTATCAGCATGCCATCGCGCCTTGATGAAATAACGCTGGGGCAAATGATAGAGTTACAGGAAACCAATGACATGAGCGATTTGCAGGCCATAAGTATTCTGACTGGCATATCTGTCACAGATTTACAAACTGTAAAGAGCGCTGATGACTTTTTAAATCTGGCCGATGTAATATTATCGCTTTCGCACCAAATTAAGTACTTGTATGATAGCGACGATATCCCTAAAAAAATCGGATTAACTGTAGGCAAAAAGAAGGCAACACTTAACGTGATCAATAATTTGTCTGTAGAACCAACGGGGGCTTTTATGGCTGCCCGTGACGTAATAGCCGAGGAGGTTGCCCGGTTTGTAGACATTTACGGTGAAGAGGCATGGCAGGATTATTTTAATCCATCGCTTACCGCGTGCTGCAAAGTATTGGGGTACTATTTCTATAGCAGAGCAACCGGGAAGCGGTATAACGAGTATGAAGCGGCCAATTTTGCTGAAACAATAAAACAGTTAAAGGTAACGGAGGCACTACCAATTGCCAAACATTTTTTTATGAGTTATCCCAACTTATACAAACCGAAACTAAGCTACTGGCAACGGCTGTTACAGCTATTGAGAAAAGAGCCGGTATAAAGGCCTTTGAAACCTTTAAATACATTAATACAATAAATTCCCTTGCCGGTGGCGACATCACAAAATGGGATACCATACTTGCCATGCCCTATGAGCGGGTACTTACAAAACTTTTGCTGAACAAAACTGAAGCCGAATACCAAAAACGCTACAGCGAAATGATGACGGCCAATTAAATAAACCCAACTATATCCAAATGCGCAACCAAATTGAAGCTATTGCACAAAGCCTTACAGCCGCCCCCTCTTTTTTATACGGTACCGAAAAAGAACTTAATACTCTTGCAGATGATGCTGCGTTTCCATGCGTAATGTTGTATCCATTGCAGCCCATTACTTTAATGCCGGGGGTAAACGGCTCGGTAAGTAATAGCTTTATTTTATATATCGAATTTTTGTACAAAACTGACTTTGGACAATTCACTGCAGACAACGAAAGCTTTGTGCAACAAGCCCTGCTGATGGCTAATGAGTTTATTGTAAAAGCATCAAAATATCGCGATAGAGAAGGCCGGTTCTTCAAAGTCAAAACCGGCGAAAAAGCCAAATGCCTGCCGGTATACAATAAGCACGATGTAAATACAACCGGCGTGGGGCTAACCATAACGCTTAACCGCATGTACCAAGACATACTTTAACACTTCATTCAATTCAAATCAACATCAATGGCTGTTTTAGCACTCATCGACATGTCGAGCACCTATGTGGTAGGTACACAGGTAAACGGGCGTGTTTACATAAAAATAATAAACCCGGCAACCGGGCAGTTAACCAATGGCAATAACATCGCTATTAGTTACCAGGTAAATAACAATGGCATACTTAAAAACTACACCATTAATATTGCCGGCCAAAGCCAGGCAATATATACCGGTAAAATTAGCGACAGTGATCCGCTTAACCCCTACTACACCTCGTTTTTAATAACAGGCCAAGGCGAAACGCTCGAATATGAAGATACGCCATATGGCTGCGACCTTTCCATCACAAGCGTGGAAGTCCGCCAGTCAGAGTCGGCACCCGGCGCGGCAGATGCTGTCATAGTTGTGCAGGCAAGTTCGTCCTACCTGCCTATCCTGTACAGCCTGGACGGCAACACATATCAAAATTCGGCCGTATTTACGGGGCTTAGCGGGGGCGCGAGAACCGTTTACGTTAAAGATGCTAATAACTGCACAGGCATAAAAGACGTATCCATCCCGGTGCTGAATAATCTGCTGGTTTCAGACCCTTCGGTTACCTTACCGGGCGGCAACATCTCCAGGTGGAGCGCAGCCTTCAACCCTATTGTATTTACGTATCAGCGTAAAGATTTTAGTGTAAACAGCGTACAACAGGATACTGCTACGGGGAATGCTATAGTAACCATTAGTGAGAATATCTCAGCAGTACAAAAGGATGATTACATATACCTTAAAGCGGGCGTTTATAACGGCGTCTACAAAGTTACCGGTAGTAATGGATACAATGGGCTCATAATTGATATCCCCTATAGCGGTAACGCTACCGGCTTTATCAACATCAACCGCTTAAGGCCCTACTATCGCATCATTACCAAAATTACTTATACCGATAAACTGACGGGACAGCTAAGTGTAATAAAAGCCACAAACCGGCCAAACGCCCAGGGCACAACACGAGCCGATATCTCCAATTTTTTGCAAAGCGTGCTGCGTCCCGTTGACGAGAGCAATTATGCGCTTGCCAACTATCGGGACGATAACCTGAGCGCCAGCTATACAGTATCCTACGCCGAAGCTTGGGACGAGGGCACCACAGAAAAAACATCTGCTTATGTACAGATGCCCCAGCCATATTATGTGGTTTATGCAGCAAAACAGCTGGGAGATCACTATAGTGGGAACTTAGCTTCTTACGTCCCTTTTGCAAGTGTGCCGCAGGGTTCTACCAAAGCAAAATGGATCACCGACTTTAACGAGCCTGCGTACAGCAACGGTTACCCGTTTGATATCAGCTTTATTTACAGCGAACACCTCATGGGTAAAGACATATTCTGCGAGATGGTCTTGCTCGACATTAACCGTAAACCGCTACCGGGCGGCCCGCAAACTACTTACTTGCTTAATGAAGATGGTTCATGGTTATTAAATAATGATGGCAGCCGGTTGGTAATAGCCCGGCAGGGTGTTGCAAATATACCAGTGCCTGCACAACTTGGCCTGAACCGTTTGCTCATCAGCCAAAACTTCAATGACGATGTATATTATCTCAATCTCACGCTAAAATACATCGACGGCGGTACGAGCGAAGCTGTAACGCAAACCCAAACTGTAAGGATTGATGACGCGGTTGATGACCAATCGGTTTACCTGCGTTGGATAGGCTTAAGTGGCTCGTGGAACTACTACCGCTTCGTTTTTAATCAAGAAGTTAGCCTTGACGTGCAGAACGCCGTGATTATCAAAAACTATGTGAGCGACTGGCAAAACCAACAGGGAATTGACGAAGTGATTAGCAAGTCGGCTGGGAACAAGGTTAAGGTGATGGCCGAGGATCTTTCTGTAGACGACATTAAAGGCCTACAGTCCATTAAGTACTCGCCAAAGGTGCAGATGCTGGTAAACAAAAATCCGGTAAAATGGCAAACAGTGGTTATTAATACCGCCACCTATGCCGAATATGAAACCCGCAACGGCCGCGCGCCCTTCAGCATAACATTTAACCTCCCTGCAATAAATGTCCAGGCACAATAGGCTTTAGCCTACGGTACATGGTTCATAGCCAATAGCTTTTACCATGATCTATGAACCATTAACCATCAGCAAACCATGAACCAACTTCAACTTTACATCAATAACGAACTTGTTGACCTGGCCGACGATAGTCCCATTGCACTTACTTTTCAGATAAATAACCTTGCCGAAGTCAAAAATCAGCAGGGTAATACCAGCAACCAGTTTAAGCTGCCGCTAACCCAGCGCAACCGGCAAATACTGGGCTATCCGGATGATATTGCATTTACCAATTGCAAGCCATACAACAATTATGAAGCACGCGTGATGCAGGACGGACTCGAGATTATTCCCTACGGAACAGCCGTTTTAAACAGTGTTGAGCAAAGCAGCGCCAACATCACGATCCTGAGCGGCAACGTCGACTTTTTTGATGCCATAAGTGGCAAGATCTATGAAATGGGCGACGATCAAACACCATATGGTAAAAGCAAACCATTTAAAAAACACCAGCATAAATGGACACTTGCTAACGTAGTCAACTCCCAAACTAAAACAGAGGGCTGGATATGGCCGGTTGTTGATTATGGTAAACTTGTTTACAATGAATTAGGTCAGTGCGAAATAAACGTAAGGAACTTGCGTCCTGGCTTTTTTATTAAAACATTGATTGATACAATGTTGGAAACAACCGGTTACAAAGCTGCGGGTGCCTTGCTTGATGATCCGCTGTACCCTAAATTGATTGCCCAATTCAGCAACAGTTCTTTTGAACATGGCACAGATTTTCAAAACGAGCCTCGAGAGTATGGTCTTAATGCGGCTATTATGCAAAATTTAAACGTGAGCCATGTACCAATTAATGATAATACCGGAACAATACCTTTCAATACGATAAACAATGACCCGGCGCGCCAGTTTTATGGTGGTACTACCTTCACTTCACAGCAAATTAGTAATGTTGAAATAAAGCTCACAATACCTAAAATACGGTTTGAGGGAAAGGTTACCGGGAAGCATCCATCGCTTTTAAAAATATATATTACCTACAACGATGCGGGTACCAGGATAGCGCTTACGGAGACTACTTTCGACTTTAGCAGCGGCTTTGAGCGCCTTAGCGGCAGCGGTGGTAATATCAGAGGGTATGTTGATATCGCGAACACTGTAATGTCTGCAACAGCCGACCTTGCTATTGGCAATCAAATCAGTATCGACTATGAATTTAAAGGAGACAGGCCTGCATATTTTACCATTTACGCCGGCGCTTCCCTTGTAATTACGCCTACTGCGCAAACGGTACTTTACGGGCAGGATGTACAGTGCGAGCGCATATTTCCGGACATCAGCCAAAAAGATTTACTGAAAGATATTTTGCAACGTTTTGGCATCATTTGCCAAACAGACAGCATTGCCCGCACGGTTAATTTTGCGTCTTTCAAAACTATTGTAAATAACATCGCTATTGCCAGAAACTGGACCGGAAAATGCCTTGATCAAGGCAAATCGGTAACCTTTCAGCTTGGCAATTATGCACAAGTGAATTACATGAAGCATAAAGAAGACGATGCAGTGCTGCCAAAAGGCTTTGCCGATGCAAAAATAAATGTAGCTGATAAAACACTCCAGGCCTCGATGGATTTGTTTGAAAGCCAATTTGCAGGCACACTTAACCGCCCTTACATTGGCGGTACCATTGCGCAAATAAAGATGATTGAGGCAGAGGCCGACAATGATGACTTTAATATTGCAGTATCGCCAAGGATATTGATAGACAAAAAGATAGATCTGCGCAGCTACAACAACCGATCAATTAAATTTACCGATGGTGATTTAAGCAATATTGTTAACGCAACCGTATCAGTGCCATACTTTTACCGGCCGGAAGAAAAAGAAAGCCTTAAATGGGACGATCTGCGAGTTAAATATTATCCCGAACTTGAAAAGATTTTGCAGCAAACCAAAAAGGTTGAACGTTATTTTTTACTAACGCCTAGAGATATTTTGGAGCTGGACCTGCTGATACCGGTTTACCTGGAACAAGACAGCGCCTATTATTACATCAACAAAATAGATGGCTGGCGTAAAGGCCAGCCGGTAAAGGTTGAGTTAATCAAACTGGGGTAAGGGCTTTACAACTACTCCTTTTTCCTGATTGACTTTATAAGCAAATCGACATTCCACGGCATCGAATTTTCAAAAAACGCGGCATAGTCAAGTTTACCCTTTTCATTAACATGCATAAGCGAGCCCGAAACAACTACCATATCTCCGGCTTTTAAACTCTTGATTATTTTAAGATTGTTTTTAAGTTCGTCGGTTTTGGGATTTTTCGGGATAGTATAAGTGAAATCTACACGGTTGTTAATCCCAATTGTATCAGTACTAGGATCGTCTTTTATTTCAGAGACTAACATTAAATTATATACAGGTATATCATCCGTATTGCCAAGCACTTTAATTACACTATTTACATCATAAGCATTGTCATTAATTTCGACTACCTGTAAAACCCAATCATTAATGTTTTTAAGACTGTCTTTCGCATATTTATTATAAGCAGTTATGCTTTGGTCTTTTGCAATAGCATTTGATTGATGCTCATATGCTGAAGCCGCCTCTATTTTATTTAAAAATGCCACTTGGGCGGCAGGACGCATGTCCACGACTTTAGCATCTGCAGGTTGGGCCAATGAAGATCCAGTATGCTTGTTGCCAGTGTTTTGGCAGCTTACAACCAAAATCGCAATTAGGAATACAAATAGATTGAATGATATTTTCATGTATAAGGTTTAGAAATTTCAAATTCTAAGATAAATATTCTAAATGATACGGTCGTAATTTGAAAAGTTATATTTATATTTACCAATAAAATTAGCAAAACCTACAATGATCACAAAACGCTTATTCCCGTTTGTCCTTCCTTTTATTTTAATTGCATGCACTCCCCCGCCCGAAGCAAGGTATACCGATAAACCTATGCCTGCTGCTGAACAATCTTTTTTAAGGGAGCTTGTTAAAACCGACTCTGTTTACGATGCTCAAATAAATGAGATAACTAAAAAAGAGTCGTTTGAAAAAGGCAAAGCAGAAGTTGAGAAGTATATAATAAACAATCTTTCGGTTAATAACTGGGTGGGGATTGTTCAAAATATTGAAGTAAAATCGGAACCGGTTGACTATGTAAAGGTAGACGTGTTTTTACCTATCGGAAACTGGCACGAAGCCGCTGGCCCTGAATACACTAACCCTATGTTTGTTTCTCTTGTCAACCCAAAAGATGCTAAGTTGATGGAAGCCGTCAAAAAACTACAAAAAGGAGATGAAGTATTTGTAAGCGGAAATATACAAAAGAACCTTTCGGGCAGAATAAACTTTATCAATTATACTGATGGCATACGTGACTTGGAATCCTTCAAGAGCCTTAACCTTGACTTGAAATTAACAGATATTAAAAAGTCAAATGGTATTAAACCATGACAGGTAAAAAACTACTGCTATATGTATGTATAATTTTGATTATTGGTGCAGCTATTATAGGCTTTTTAAATATTGGCTACTTTAAAGCGTACTATAAAGATCTGCAAACCAATGATTTTACACCAGGGAGCAGGCTTTATGCGTTTGAAGCATTTAATTATAGCAAAAACTTTGATTTGCCGATTTACAGGATCGCCGAATCGCAAACTTCGTCAGAAAAAAAGATTGTACTTTCTGGCAAATGTTTCCTTAGTGATAGTTTAATAAAGCATAAGTCTGCTTACATAGGAAATTATTTGAACAGAAAGCTTATTTCAATTAAATACAAGGCAAGCAATGGCACAGACACCACTTCGGTAGTCAGGCTTTACGCTATCATGCCGAATCCAAAGGCAGTCAATACAACCCGGTTGAAAGCCGGTAATTTGCCACAGAGCTATAAATTTATAGATAGCAATTTGTATATAACCGACTATTCTATTAATCCTAAGCAATCAAAGTAAACCCATCTTAAATACATCATAGGTATATAACATGTCATTAAAAAAAGTAGCATTATCATTAGGTGTAACTGCCGCCTCAGTGTAACCGCTTTCAGTTTTTATAATTTCAAGCTTATAAATGCTTATTATAAAGATTTTAAATACAACCCCTTCAAAAAAGGAGATAAGGTATATGCTTACAGGCCATTCGCTGCCATGTCAACTTCTAAACTCTTTTTGATGCGAATAGCTAAATCAAAAAATGATTCACAATATTTTGTGTTGATGCCGGCAGCATTTACTAATGACAGTTTATATAAGTATAAATCGTCATATATTGGTAAATACATTAAGCGTACAATATTTCCTATTCATTATAACGATTCTACGCTGTACGCAACTTTGTATGCTATTGAGCCTCTTAAAAGTGCGTTAATCACACAGGCAACAAAAGGTGATACCCTACCTGCCGGATATGAGTACATTGATGATAACCTTTATGGCTTACCTAATAACTTTGAGCCAAAGGAATCAACAAAATTTTATGACTTTCGATAAACGCAAATAGTACGCTAATTTAATTTTTTGCTTAAGCGCATCTGCTTATGCAAGATTTCCACGAAAGTGATTGTCTAATATTTTAACTGGAATAACAATATTTACAAAACAAACAGGTATTTAAAACCTCCTATGATTATGCCATTTTGCATTTATAACACAATTATTTTATGGAACAAAAACCTTTATCACAAGATGATATCGATAAGGCAAAAGCTTATAAAGAAGCGCTTGATGAACTGCAAAAATCCGTTGTCGGTTTAAATAGCAAATTACCATCTTTTGCTGATGGCATGAAGGCCGGCATACAGGCTATCGGAGAAAAACTACCGGAGGTGGTAGAATCCATTAAAAACCTGAATGAGCAAAATCGGCAATTGGCAGAGTCAGGTGGCAAACCCAAAAATATTTTAAAGGAGTTAGCGTCATCCATGCTATCATGGAATACACTAATTTCTGTTGGTGTAACCTTACTTGCAACTTACGGTGATGCCATTATTGACTGGGTAAGTAGCCTGGGAAAAGGAAAAGATGCCAGCAACCAGTCAAAACTTAGTATAGAGAGCTTGAATAAAGCTGTGGGTAGCACAGAGTACAGCGGAGCCATTAAACAAGTTAATGAACTTAAAATTAACGTTGGCCTGGCAAAAGATGGCTTTTTGAAAAAACAGGATGTACTTAGGCAATACAATGATACGCTTGGCAAAACGATGGGCCATGCCGATACTTTAAATGAAGTAGAGGGAAAACTACTTAAAAACGGGCCAGCCTATATAAAAATGACTTTATATAAGGCAACTGCTCAGATGGCATTACAAGAGGCGGCAAAAAAAGCTGTTGAAGCTGAGCAAATTAAACTTAAAAAAGATGAAGATGTATTAACCTTTTGGGACAAAACGGTTGATTTTTTTAACCGCAATACTGGAGCTGCGGGGATAGGCGCTGCGGGCATGTCAAACACCGAAGAAATAGCCGACGCTGAATTAAAAGCTAAAGCTAACCAAAGACGTAAAGAAGAGGGAGATCAAATTCAAAAAGATCAGCAAAATTTAGTAAATATTGCGGCCACTTACCAAAAGCTTGCTGCAGAGGTTGCTAATGGAAATGGACTTAATTTTGTTGGCAGTACTACCACTGAAATTTTAAAAAAAGATTTTGTAAGAAAGCATAATATCATTACCTCTCACGCCGAACAACTCATGCAGGCTAAATCAATTGATTTTGCGCAAACCCTTGAGCTTAATAAAAACCAGTACGATCTTGAACTTAAGCAGCTGGACGGGCTTTTGCGAGATAAGGAGATCAGCCAGGAGGAGTTCAATAAACGCAGCGAGCGGCTGCAACACAAATACAAACAAAACATTGGCAACAATGCCGAATTGTTTGCCAAACAAAACATGGCCGATATGAAAAAGGCGATGGATGTGCTCGCCGGGAATTTAAGAGAAAAGGAAGGCCAACAAAAAAAAGATGTCATTAGTCAGGATGAAAAGGAATTAAGAAAAATAAAGCTACCCGGAAACCAGTTAGCAGCAGAACGTAAGTTAATTGACGACAAATTTGCTTACGAGCTTTTTATGGCCGGTAATAACAGCGAAAAGAAAAAAGCTATAGAAGAAAAACACCAGAAGGACCTTAGCGATTTATCGGAACGATACGAACAACAGCGTAAGGAATTCGCGGTAAACACAGCTCAAAAAGTCGCTGATGCAGCCTTCTCTTTACTTGGCAGTAATATTAAAGCAAACACCGAAGCCAAAATAAAAGGACTTGAAAAGGATAAGGCAAATGAATTAAGCAACACTAGCCTTACATCTACGCAGCGTAAAGCAGTTGAGGAAAAGTATAAAAAGAAAGAAGAGCAGGAAAAAATTAAAGCTTTTAAAGCCGAGCAGCGAATGTCTGTACTGCAAGCGGTGGTGAATGGTGCTTTGGCTATAACTAAAGCCACATCACAAACCGGTGTGCTTGCACCTTTTGTAATTCCGGGTATAATAGCATCAACTGCAGTACAGATTGCTACTATTGCATCGCAAAAGCCTCCTCAATTTGCCAAAGGCGGTCAGTTCATCTCTGACGGGCGTGGGGCCTTGCTACCCGGCTATAGCCGTACCGATAATACCAATGCTTACCTGCGCAGCGGCGAGGCTGTGGTAGTATCTGAAGCTATGCGCAACCCGTGGGCACGCAACTTAGTAAGTGCCATTAATGTGGCGTATGGCGGCCGCGACTTTTCGATGCCAAATCCCGGCAAAGGATATTCAATTGGTGATATTTATACCGATGGTGGCAATGCCAACCGCTACTATAGCCAGCCGGTTGTTGATGTTAAAGAAATGGCAAATACGCTGGCTTATCAAATGATCAACAACTTTCCCCCTATTTATGTGGATGTGAAAGACGTAAACAATCAGCAGAACATTTTGGCGCAAACAGTTAACAGGGTGAATCTGTAAAAAGAATTAATAAATTATGCCATACAGCATACAAACACAACATGAATATTAGCCTTGCAAACCAATTGTTTGATAATGGTACGTTATCAACTTTATACAAATCCGGTTTTATAACGTCGAAGGTATTTATCTACCGCGAGATCTACCTATGGGTACATGCCCAGGTACAAACCCGCAGCATTACAAAAAACCAGGCGGTGCTGGAAGCTGAAGTAAAATTTGAAAAAGACGAACGAACTATATGGCGGGCGCTAAATTGCTTTACTGCATAGGTTCGGAACTTGAATTATAGGAATATTATGAATTAATTGGATTATCCATCACTTTCTAAAACTATGTTAATTCTGATTCAGAGATCACTGACAAACCAACGCCACCACTCAGTTATGTAATTACACCGATATTTGTATTGTTCGGTTGAATTTGGAGTCCGAATTTAATCATAGCTATTAGGCATTGCTCAGTGCATCCAACCAATGGCATTCTTTCAATTCATAAAATTCTTATCATTCAAGTTCAGAAGGTACTGACAAACCAACGCCACCACTCAGCTAAGTAATTATGCCGATATTTGTATTGTTCGGTTGGAGATAATCCCAATCTTAAATCTGTCTTAACCTGGCCGATGCCATTGTCAAGATCTAACGCTCCCAGTTAGTTATATTCTTTTAATTCGAGTTCGGACGAACTGACAAACCAACGTCACCACCTGCCAAAACAATTATTACGACTTTTGAATTATGCCAAACGGCATTCAAAACAATCAACCTAAAAAATCATAATGCGGCTTAGGGACGGCAGTCATATAAAAGTCAGGGCATTAAAACAATCGGTGTAATTACACCAAAATCAGTGTAATCCAAATACTGTAATTCACATTAAAGAAATCGGTGTAATTACATCAACAATCAGTGTAATCCAAATACTGTAATCCCAAACAATGAAAATATACTTATATGATAACGAAACAGATTGCATAGGCTCGGGCAGCCTGTCGTCTGCATACATCAAAACCCAGTTAGATACAGCTGCCGGTGCCGATGTCGAGGTACATATCAGTTCGGTAGGTGGGTCGGCATTTGATGCCATCGCCATTTACGATCTGTTGAAAAAGTATCCCGGCAAGGTAACCACCTATGTTGACGCTTTGGCGGCATCGGCAGCGTCGGTAGTAGCAATGGCGGGCAGCAGCATAGTCATGAGCAAATATGCATTGTTCATGATTCATAAACCCATGGTAGGTAGCGGCGGCAACGCTGATGAATTATTAAAGGATGTGCAGATGCTGAACGTAGTACAATCACGCCTGGCACAGATCTATATGGACAAGTCGGGCCTTGACGAAGCAACCGTAAACAGCCTCATCAACGCCGTAACCTGGATGACAGCCGACCAGGCCTTGAGTCTTGGCTTTGTCGATGCCGTGGAAGATTACACACAAACTGTTATAAATAGCGCCCTTATTAAAAAGTATACAGAAACGGCACCGGCTGTTTACCAGCGCTGCATCAATAAAATCTTAATAACAAAAAGCAATATGAACATGGAAAACAATGACCTCATTGAAAGGACCACATCGGTGCTGGACAAGATCATGAACTTTTTTAAACGCGTAATTAACAAGCAAACCGTTACTGACAAAGGAACGCTGCACCACAGCGGTGAAATTTGCGAAGGTGCCGAAGTTTACCAGGACGAGGATTTAACAAAACCAGCCGTAACCGACAGCTACACCACTGCCGACGGGCAGCAATTGGATGTTAAAGATGGTAAAATCGAATCATTATCGGGCATTAAAGCAACTACCGATGAAGACGATGAAGTTATTGGAGCCGGCAAATTTTCAAAAGGCGCCAAGCCTGCCGAAGTGCAAAACCGCTTCCTGGAAATTAAAGCGCGCTTAAATGCCCAAAACACCTTACTGGCCGAGGCCAGAGCTGCACTTGAAGAGGCAAACCAGCATCTTAACAAAACCCGCGAGGAAGTAAAAAACGAAATCAAAAGCAGCTTCACTCCCGAAGGTTCAAAACGCAGCAACAAAGCCAAAACAGAGGCACAACCCTTTTTTGCTCCACAAAGCGCACTTGCTAAGCAAGCTGTAAAAAAAGCAGTAGGTAAATAAAGCTGTTTACGCACTCAAATCTACCGGCTCATCACATTACAATCCCTATAAATAAACCTCATTAACCAAAAGCTCTCCCTTTAGGGGGTTGGGGAGCTAAAAATTATGGCTCAATTTACATTTACAAACAACACTTATGCCGGCGAAGCGCTGGCAGGATTTATGGCCAGCACGCTGCTCGAGGCCGACTCGGTAAAGCGTGGCTTGCTCACAGTTATTAACGACGTAAAATCGCGCAAGGTTATACTTGATGTTGATGATGACGTGGTATTGCAAGACCCATCGGGCATATTTGCCGACCAGGGCACAACTGCGGCACAGCGCGAAAGCTACCTTGACCCCGTGGTATACGAATTTATGAAGCAGGAACAGTGGGACAAGCTGGTACAATCATGGGAGTCGCAACAATTAAAACCCGGTGCTTTTCAGGACTATGAAGGAGTGGTTGACCTGAGCGATTTTATGGTGCAGCGCTATCTTACCAAAATCCAGATAGCCAACGAACGCTTATACTGGCTGGGCAAAGGGGCAACAAAAGAGGCCGCGTTCACAGCGCCTTTTACAGGCTTGTTGCCAAGCATAGCCTCAGCAAACGGCGTATACAAAGTAGGCTTAAGCAAATCAAATACCTCGATGGCTGCTACCGCAATCAGTGCAGCGGGTTTAGTTACCGTAGGCAGCACAATTACACTAAAAGATGGCGATGTGGTAAGCATTACCGCGGTTACTGGGTCGATTAAAGACACAACAAACGGCGCGGGTATTGATGTACAGGGCCAATCGTACTTTATCCGTGTAGAAAGCGCAACTACTTTCAGGCTGATACGCAATTATAATGAAGTAAACACACGCAAGGCTGCAACCTTTACCGGTTCCGCAACTGCTGCAATGGTAAGCTATATTAACGCCAGCAACGTACTGGATGTACTTACAGGCATCTACGCGCAGCTTGACCCTGCCGACCGCAGCCAGGAAGACTTTAACCTTCAGATACCATTGCACGTCGGTTATGCTTATGCACAGGCCCAGGCAGACAAAGCCGTGAATGTGTTGAACGCCTTTACGGACCCTAAGAAAATGGATTATTTAGGCGTGCCGCTGCAACTTATGAACCATTGGCAGGCAAACACCATTTTGGGTGCCCGCGCATCAAACCTTTTCCTGGGCGTGGATCTACTTGGCGACGCTTCCGAACTATCAACCGTTTACATGAAGCCTTACACAAATGATAACGTAGTGCGCATGAAAGCACGCATGAAAGCAGCGGTGAATTTCAAATTTGCAAACGAGCTGTTTTACCTATCTGCTTAAGGGAAAGTACATTAATAGCTTAAACATAATTCACTTTGAAAAGCTATTAATTAAATGCTCTGCCTAATAACAACTCTCCAATAACTCCTATAATGTCAATATACAATAAAATAAATGCCGGCTTTAGCCTGGGCGCAGCTACACCTGTTACGTCGGGTATCGAGGATGTGGTTTACATATTTAATCAGGATGATATTATGCTGACTTTCGACAGCACAAATCCGCTTATCGTAACCGGCTTAACATCTGTGGCAACTGCTAAGGTTTACAAATTTGAAGGCACAAACAACAGTTTCAACACTGTAAGCAAACTGGCCAAAACACAGGTTGGCCCAAGATATACAGAAGAGATAGACTTTAACATTGCAGGCCTATCTGTAGATGTGAAAGCTCAACTTATGGCAATGGGCTATGGCCGTGTTTGCGCTATAGCTGTAAATAATTACAAAGATGGCGATTCGGCAATTGAACTATTCGGCGTCGTTAACGGCCTTATCGTAACAGAAGCCGAACGCAATGCAGCCGACGAGGCACTTGAGGGTGGCTACAAAATAAAACTTACCAACCCCGATAAGTTAAGGGAACCTTACCCGCCGCGTGCCGTATCTATAGCCCCGGCAAACGGCACAGCCAGCTACGCAAGTACACTTGCTGCCATTGAAGACTTAGTAGCCTAATCTTACCACAGTTAATAGACCATAGTCCATGGTTTACAAACAATAATCCTATGGGGTATGGTCTATAAACCATGGATAACTCAAAAAATCCATGACCAATAAATACATTTTAAAACCCGGCCTGCACCAGTTTATACCCGGCTCTGCCGCAAAACATTGTAACGGGAGCCTAAGCGATGAAGAAGCATCATGGTACTTGAAACGGTACCCGCACATCGCAAATCTGTTTGTTATGTTTCCATCGCTGACTACAGAGCAGAACAGCTCGCAATCAGCAACAAAAAAAAGAAGGAACCGCATAACAAAATTAGTAGCCAAAAGCAGCCTTCCTGGAGGTAAGGCGGAAATATGAAAACCTATTTACCACAAATTCAGCGACGCATTTTAGTAAGGCCTAATCAAACATTCGGAATACTTAATTATGATTTGGACAACGCCTACCCACAACGCATGCTTGAACTGGTAGGCCAATCGCCAACGGCAAAAGATTGTTGGAACAAGCGGGCGAAGTTTATAGCGGGCATTGGCTTTGAGCAGCCCGACCTGGGTAAGCAACTTGTAAATAGTTGCGGGCTTACATTGGCAAAACTATTAAAGGCAATTGCTACCGATAAAGCACTTTTTAGAGGTTTTGGCTTGCACATTAACTACAACGCCAACTTTAAAATCTCATCTGTAAACTATGTGAAGTTCGAAGATATCCGCATGGGTGATACAGACGACGCCAAAACAGCCGAAAAATTTGGCATCTACAACGATTGGGGCCGACGATCCTGGAAAAACATCATGCGCAGCAAGATTACATTTCTTGACAAGTATGACCCGGGTGAAGAAACGATTAAGAAGCAGGTGTTTGCCGCAGGCGGATGGGATAAATACAAAGGACAGCTATACTATTTTAACCCCGAAGTGGATGATTATCCATTAATTGAGGCTGATTCTGTTTGGGAAGACTTTGAAACCGAGGCCGGCATTAAAATTTTTAACAACCGCGAAGTAACCACAGGTTTTTTACCATCTACCATGTTGTTTATGCAGTCACGTCGCGAAGAGGCTGATAACAGTTCGGACAGAGGCTACAGAAATGCACCCTCGCAGTTGGAAAAGGATCTTGGGAGTTTCCAGGGAGCTAAAAGTGCGCAGAAGATTATTGTCATAGAATATGAAGATGAAAGTGCCAAGCCCGAATTCCAACCTTATGCAATCCAAAATAACGACAAGCTTTTTGAGAGCACAGAGCGATCTGTAGAAGCCCGGATTATAAAAGGCTTTTCAGTGCCTAAAGAACTTATCAACTCGGAAAAAGCTTCGGGCCTTAGTAACGGCAGCGAAAAAAAAGAAGCAATAAGAGAATTCAATGATAACACCGCTGCGGACAGGATTGAATTAAGTGAGACCATGGCAGAAGTATTCGGTCACTTTTACACAAATCTAAATCCATCCGGAAACTGGAACATAGTACCAGTTCCTGCTAACGTAGCAGATGATGCGCTTGCCTTAAAAGCGGGAGCAGCGATAAACGAGTTGTTGTTATCAGCTATTCCATCGCATAACAAAATTGCCACGCTTGTTCATGCATATGGCTTTAAACAAACAGAAGCAGAAGCTATGGTTGGGGAAGGTTTGGATAACTAACCATGCCACCCATTTTATCACTCACACTACTTCCATTAATCACAAATTATCAACACAATGGAAACAAAACTAATTATTACACCAGCCATGTTGCAACGTTACGAAGACGTTGCATCCAATATAAAGCCTGAGCGTATCAAAGTTTTTATAAATAAAGCCCAGGAACTTGACCTAAAGCCATTTTTGGGGTACATATTATATTACCAATTAGTAAAAGTGCTTGCAGCCGATGGCACACTAAGCGACGATGCGCCGCAGCATCTTAAAGATTTACTAAATGGCTGCGAGTACCTCGACGATCATGGAAACATTGTTTTATATCAGGGCTTATTGCCGGTAATGGCATACTTCACGTTTGCAAGGTTTATTGAAGCTGATGCTGTGCACTATACCCCTACCGGCCCTGTTATAAAACGCCATGAAAATGCAGATGCCGTAGCGCCAAAGGATGTGGTAAAACTTGTACAACAGCAGCGTAGCACAGCTAACGCTTATGCCAATGAGACAGAGCGCTTCCTTATAGACCACCACGAAAACTTTGATGCCTGGCATTATAATCATAAAAATAAAAGCAGCAGGCAAGCAGGCCCACGCATCCGAAGTGTAGATCACACTGATTTCAATTTGAACATAGACAGCTATGAAATACCCATACTTATAACCGACTTTTTAAACTAACATGGCAGTAGACAAAAAAATAAGCGAACTGCCTGTGACCCCTGGTATAGGTGCTAATGATATTTCTGTGCTGGTTAACAATGGCGTAGATTATCAGTTCTCGATAAGTTTGCTATTGCAATACCTCACCTCAAACATAACATCCGGCGCATCAATCACCTTCGGTGCAGTATTACCGCAAAATAACACAGGTAAAAACGGAGATGTTTTCCTGAAAACAAGCACAGGCCAGTTTGCTCAAAAAAAATCAGGTATCTGGACAGTTGTGTACACTCTCCCGGAGGCAAACGGGGCTGATGGAACACTGCTTTACGGCGCAGGAAACCCGGCAATAGCGCTGGGTAAAAACAATGACAGCTACATTGATACCCTTAGTGGCATATTCTACCAGAAACGCGATTTGAATTGGCAGCAAGCATTCTCGATGCAAAGCGGCCCGCCGGGCCCCAGAGGGTTAGCAGGCGAAACAGGATTGCGCGGCCAAGACGGACGAACGATTTTAAGTGGTGATACAAATCCCTCTAACGCACTTGGAACGGAAGGGGATTTTTACATAAATACAGCCACTTACCATTTCTTTGGTCCAAAAGTATGGGGCGATTGGGGAACACCGGTAAATATGTTTTTCCAGCCGGTGGAGCCCTATGCGTTTAAGTTTCTTTCCGGTGGATCTAACCCTATTATCGTCGATAACTGGCAAACAGCGTTCTTTGAAAATTACGGTAACGGCGAATTCATAGTTCAATTTACTGATGATGATGGCAATTATCAGGACAGGCCGGACATAGGTATCAAAAGAATCTTAGACAGATCTGGCCGATTGCCCATTCAAACAGCCATATCATTAGACCTCCCAGACTATCCCGACGGACGACTCATCATTAAATACTCAAACTTAACTCTACTATGAAAAAATACATTTATATGTTTTTGCTGTGTGTAAGTTGCACGGCTGCACTCGGCCAGGATGCTCCGCCACTCGACGCAAAAGTAATAAGCCCTAACCCTACATGGTATAAAAAAATTGCAGGTACCGATACTTCCTATTATTTATACAGCGGCGGCCAATGGGCAAAATTTGCCAGAAGCGAGTGGGTAAAAAAACTATTACAAGATGATTTAGCTTCCGCAGCCAAGCTGGATGGAACAAATTTTTTCTCAGGCTACAATAATTTTCAGAACCTGGGTGCCCGTACGATAGCATTATCATCATATGCGGATACCCTGATACCAGGGGACGTTTCGGCAGGTAACTACAAAGTAAGCTCATCAAATAACGGCCCGTTTATAGGTAACACATCCTATCGTAATCAGGTCCCGCAATTTCGCTGGGGCGAGCGCGCCGGTGGCGGATCATTTGTTGTTCAAAAGTATGAAAATGGCGAATGGAAAAATTTGCTAACCACGAGCGGCAACAGCGATAGCACGTTTGTGAAACGGCCGGAATTGGATAGTGCTATAAATGCTGCCTCAACCATAGCTGGCAGCGGCCTAACAAAGGAAGGTGCTGTAATTAAACTAGGAGGTGTTGTAACCGAAAACACTTTTTTTAATTTACCAAATTTAAACGGTTTATTCTTTTCGGGATGGGACGGACCGACTCAAACCGAAGGAACTTATTTACTTAGTGCAGATATAGGCTCTTACAGGACAAATTTCACGAATAGAAGAGTCAACACAGGCACACAAACCGAAATCAACTCAACGGGCGACGGCATGCGCTTAACCATGCAAGATTTGACTACCTACAACCAAAATGCGATACTATTCAACTACGATAAAACCGTATTATTTGATGGCTCATTGGGTAATACTTGGTTTAAGTATGCAACAGATCTGTCGATTAACGGGCTGCTTGATGATCGATCAATCCCCGATGTTGGCGGCGTTAAGAAGTTGCTTTTAAACCGCCCAGATAGCGCAACATTATCAAATACATACGTTGCTAAAAATGGCGATAACAATATTACTGGAACCCAAAATTTCACAACAGCAACTGGCGGTTATGCTATCCAAACGGGTGGCACAGGTAGCGGTATTAATATACAGGGCACAGGTGATACCGCCATAAATGTAGCGAGTGGTGTAACCAATCTCCTACAAACGGGTATACAAGGATATTTTCAACATAATGGCACAGGTATTCATAATGGCCAAAATGACTTTAATGGAACAACGGCATTTGATGGTAGTGTATCATTTAATGGTGGTGCTGGAAAAGATATTGGCGTTTACCAAGAAGGCAACCAATTTAGTTGGAGATCATCATTGTCAAATGTACAATGGAATATGTACGCTGGCGATAACTTTAGTTTGCAAACGCAAAGCGGCTCGGTAGACTATCAATTTAAAACCGATGGGCTTTATAGGCAGGGTAATAAATTTGTTGAAAGTACTGGTGCCAATAGCTTTACTGGTGATCAAACTGTAACTGACGGCAATATTTTTATAAAAAGCACGACCCCATCAAGCCCAAATGATTATACTTCTATAACCAGGCAATCAATAAGCTTTGGTAATTATAATAATCAAAACTGGGCAACAATCGGCGCGGTTGGCGGCGGCATCAATTTAAGTACATCGGGCGGTACGGCTAATTTTAGTGTAGGCGGCAAAACGCGCCTCACATTGGTTGATATACAAAATCAAGGCTTTTACTCTTCAATTGAGGACGGTTTGGTTATAAAAGGCCCGGGCTTTGTGTCTAACCCGACAGGCCCTACAGGCATTCTGAATTTACAGACTGCGGACGCTCGATACACTACCATCAGCGATACTGCACAATATGCGCGTAAAGACGGCACAACCTTCACCGGCAGCGTTTACCTTGCGCACGACGCCGTTGCCGATATGGAAGCGGTCACCAGGAATCAGCTTTATAACCTGTACAACGGGTTATCCTGGAAGAGCTCGGTTCGTGCAAAAGCACCGGGCAATGTCACACTATCCGGTATACAAAATATTGACGGCGTATCGGGCGTAGCTAATGGTAGGTATTTGCTAACAAATCAGACCAACCAAACAGAGAACGGTATATGGTTAATGCAGTCGGGCCCCTGGATCAGATCGACTGATGCCGATAGCGGCGAAGAGCTGACGGGGTTGACCGTTTCCATATCACTTGGCAGCACAGGTACAAAATATAGCCAATGGACTTACACAGGTGATGCAAACCCTATAATCGGGACTGATAATATTACGTTCTCGCAGATCAGCGGTCCGGGTACCTATGGTGCCGGCACCGGCTTGATAGCAAACGCTAACTTATTTTTGCTTGATCAAACATTCGTTAAAGGCTTATTTTCTGCCACAGGGCCGCTGTCTTACAGCAATGGCGCATATTCAATTGCTCAGTCAGGAACCAACCAGGACGGCTATTTGACATCGTCAGATTATAATACATTTGCCAACAAACAAGCTGCAGGTAACTACCTAACGGCTTTAACAGGAGAAGTAATTGCCGCAGGCCCCGGAAGTGCTGCGGCGGTCATAAACAAGGCAATTACACCAACCTGGACAGGCCAGCATACATTTAGTACACAAACAAATTTTGGAGGTAGTTTGATACCGACCACTAATGCAACTTACAGCTTAGGTAATTCCGGTGGTAATTTCCTTAATGTTTACAGCAATAGTTTGCAATCAAACACATCCATAACGCTAAACACCACCAATGGGAATGGTATTGTATTTAACATTGGCGGTCTAGAGAAATTAAGAATATCGCCCGCTAATGGAAACCTTTTGATTGGTACAACAACCGATGATGGTTCAAGTAAATTACAGGTGAATGGGCAATCGGTGATTGTAGGGCGTACCGCTTTAAATAGCACCCAAGGTTCCTTAATTCCAGCAGCGGTTTATATTGGCACAGCCCCAATAAATACTTCCGGCAGCTTTAATCTTTCAGGCCTTGGCATCAACCAACAAAATAATACTTATACATCAAGTGCCACTGGAAGCACAATTGCTCAGGCTACAGTTAATGGCTACGGTCAGGCAACGGTTGCTCATAGCAACCTAACTACCATAACTAAGATGTATGGTAACTATTTTAGATGGGCTGCAGCTGGTTCAAACACTACTATAACTAATAACTATGCCGCGGGATTTGCTGGAGACGTTGAGGTTACAGGCCAAGCTTTTATCAGTAGTAATACTGTGATCGGAAACGGCGTGCCAAACTCAAAATTCACGATTTATCAATCGGTTGATGGTGTTAGCGGTGGAGCTTCAATATTTAGTACGGCTGGTACCAATATCAGGCTTTGGGCCGATGCAACTAACGCCAGGATATCAGGTTCTGGTTCAGAAAATAGCAATGTTGCAATAAATGGAACTGGGTCAGGTCAGGTATTAATAGGTAGTGTAACAACTGATGGAGTTAGTAGATTACAAGTTAATGGGCAAACCTCGATAAACGGCGCTTTGATACCAGCCTCAAACGGCAATCTACTTTTAGGGGGTGCGAACAATAACTGGCTGTCTGTATATACGAATGAGATAAACAGAACGGGTGCTAATACTTACTTAAACTTTAGATTAAACGGCACGGATCAGGGACGATGGTTTACAAATACCGGAAACCTAGTAGTTGGTGGTACTACAGATGCCGGCACCGGCAAGCTGCAGGTGGTCGGCTCGATCAGCGCGACCACTGATATCAGCGTCCTGGCCAGCGACCGTGGTCTGATATTAAAATCGCCTGACGGTACGAGATACCGCGTTACCGTAGCAAATGGCGGTACTCTTCAAACTACAGCTTTATAACTTTTCAAGTCTACAATCTATTTATAATTTAAAATATGAGAAAAATATCTTTCGCAGCACTATTCGTACTTGCAACCCTATCAAGCTTCGCTCAATCAACCCAAAAAAGGGCCGCTGCAGATACGGCTGGTAAATACAGGGCTGCTGATAACCGCATCTATCAATTTGCCTTAAACGGCGAACAGATAAGCCTTTTACTACAAAGCTCGCAAGCCGGGGTAATACCTTATTTGAAGACTATTAAGCTTCCTATGGATAAGTTGGATGAAGCTCAACAGGTTTTTGCATCAATCATAAATGGTGTTGCATATCAATATCGTCAGCAGTTTGTAGCTGATAGTCTGCGAGCTACAAAACCGCCAATTAAAAAATAAAAAGCGTATGAAAAACAACTTATCGGCTTGGCAGCGATTTAAAAGCGAAACTCCCCTATTTTTCAAATGTGCGCAACTTATAGGGTTTATCATAACGGCAATAGGCTCGTCTCTGTCAGAACTTGAAACTGTTCCCCATGATTTGACTGCTGCAATAATATCTTTTGGAAGTGCAATTGTAATCATCTCACAGTTTTCTGTGAAGCAATCTTTAAATCTTAAACAAACGCATCATGATAGTGAGTGAGGAAGGATTAAAACTAATTAAGGATTTTGAAGGGTTGCGGCTCACAGCATACCAGGATATAGCCGGCGTGTGGACCATAGGCTATGGTTCTACAAGGTATGAAAATGGTAAATCAGTAATGCTAGGCGATAAGTTAGCTGACGTACATAAAGCTGAGTCGTTGCTTTTAAGCACCTTAAAAATTTATACTGAGGCCGTAAGCAGATCGGTAAAAGTAGAATTGACAACAAATCAATTTAATTCGCTTGTCTCTATAACTTACAATGTAGGCGTAGGTATAATGCGTAAATCCGCATTGCTTACAAAACTAAATTCAGGCGACTATCAGGGTGCTGCAGATCAGTTTTTACTATGGAATAAAATAACAGATCCTAAAACAGGAAAGAAGGTAGTAAGCAACACACTTGTAAAAAGGCGCGAAAAGGAGCGCGCATTATTTTTAAAAGCATGACATCGTTAGAACATCGCCAGTTAAAAGGCATCACGATAAAGAATATAATCATTACTATCTCGAGTACAGCAAGTATTGTATTTGCCGTCATGACGACCTACTTCGAGCTCAAAGGAGACATTCTTGATCTAAAAGTAAGGCAGGATGCACAGAACCGGGTCAATGAGATTCGATTAAAGGTACTTGAAGGACAGGTTGCGCTCTTGCAACGAGAGGTAGAGCAAATTAAAAATATTAAATATTAACAACCATGACTATTAGTTCTTTCATTAAAAAGCTATGGAATAACATAAAAGCAATGTTCACGAAGTTTCCGGGCGATTTGCAAAACGCGGTTAACACCGCAGTAACTATTACCGAAAACCTTAAGAAGGTTATTGAGTCACCTGCTATTGATATCCTAACTGCAATAATTCCAGGTAATTTAGATGATAATCTTAAAATTGCTCTGCGGGCTGCAATACCTAAGATACTTGTAAATTTAAAGCTCTCGCAAAAGTTTGAAGATGATGAAAGTAGCGACAAAGTATTACTAAATGCAGTAACCGCCCTTAACAAAATTGACGGGCAACTAAAAAGTGCTTACTTACATAACATATCGGTTTTAGTAGCTCAGATAACAGCTGACGGAAAATTGACCTGGGGCGACGGGGTATTTATAGTTGAGTGGTATTACCAAAAGAAGTTCAAGAAAAACAATTAA